GATGAAAGGCAAATGGTTGCAGGATTCTCAACAACAGCAAAAACCAGACCGCTAATTATATCCTCATTAGATTCATATATTCAAAACAAAGATATTCTAATTCGATCAGTAAGACTCGTAGATGAACTATTCACATTCATTTGGAATGGTGGTAGAGCTGAAGCTATGAAAGGATATAATGATGACCTTACAATGGCATTGGCAATTGGTCTTTGGGTAAGAAATACTGCACTTCGTTTAAAGCAGGAAGGAATTGATTTGACAAAAAATATGCTAAATTCATCGCATATCGCAAAGCATGATGCCGTATATACGCAAAACTCTATAAAACAAAATCCATATGAAATGCAAGTTGGTAAAGGTGAGATTGAAAATCTAACTTGGTTATTAAGGTAAAGTTGATTTTTTTATATTTATATGTTGAATGATAAACCTAGCAAATATATTAAACGAAAAAATTGAAGGTGGTGAAGTAATTTGCGATAAATGCGGTTGGCATTGGCCAATAGAAGATGGTACAGACGATGGTGAAACAAATCCATATCTTTGCCATAAGTGCGGAAATGATAACACACCAGTTAATGAAGATTTAAATAAGTGGTTTAAAGAAAAATGGGTGAACATAGGAAAGAAAGTAGATGGTAAGCACCCGCCGTGTGGCACTTCTGGAGAAAAAAGTGGATATGCAAAATGCGTTCCTGCAGCAAAAGCAGCCGGAATGAGTAAGAAAGAAAAAGAAAGCGCCACAAGAAGAAAACGTGCAGCACAAAATAAAGCAGATAGAGGTGGTAAGAGTAGTATTGGACAAGGTAAGACCCCAATATATGTTTCTACTAAAACAAAAAATGAAGATTGGAGTCAAAAATATAAAAATAGTATAGATTGTAATAATCCAAAAGGTTTCTCTCAAAAAGCACATTGCCAAGGAAAGAAAAAAAATGAAACTATGAAGATTGAAGAAAAACTAAACCTCTTTTTAGAGAAAAATTGCCCAACCGATGCGGCAAAGTGGTCAGCATCTAAATCAGCAGCTAAATCTAAATTTGATGTTTATCCATCAGCATACGCAAATGGTTGGGCAGCAAAAAATTACAAATCAAAAGGTGGTGGTTGGAGAAGTTGTAGTGAATCGGCAATAAATGAAGCATCTAATGTATATACCGATTGGGAAGAAAACGTAAACCCAGATTACATTTTAGTAACATTAAAAAATGGTAAAAAACTAAAAATAGAAAAGAAGCGTATCAAAGGTGGACAACAAATGTATCGTGCTATACTTAACGCATTTAATGATGAAAAGCATGCGGTAACTGATAAAATAGTAAACGCTATGGCAAAACAATTGGGTGAAAATACAATGGAACTTAATTGTGATGAAAACGGAAATTGTTGGGAAGCAGAACCACCACGCTACCAAAGTACATCTATGGGATATAGGGAAACTGAATTAGAAGAAGAAATAGAAGAATACGATGTTGAAACTCTAGAAGAACAAAAAGATTTTATAAAGTTTATGAGGGAATATAATCAATTACTTTCTGAAGCAACTTGCCCTTGTTTGTTAGAAGCAGAATATCAAGGACGTAGTGTAAAGTTGGGAAAACCAATGCAAGGCGATGTTAAGAAATTCAAAGTATATGTGAAGAACGATAAAGGTAATGTAGTGAAAGTAAACTTTGGATTTGGTGGTACATCAGCTGGTGGGAAACGTATGGTTATTAAAAAGAATAACCCAGAAAGAAGAAAGAATTTCAGAGCAAGACATAATTGTGATAGTCCAGGCCCTCGTTGGAAAGCAAGATATTGGTCATGCCGTAAGTGGTAAATTTGGCAATATCAAAAAAATTAGTTACATTTGAATTTAATAATATAATATAATGGCAGATAAATCAATATTTAGTAGGTTACAAAAACTATTTTCAACAAATACAATAGTTCGTAAAACTGCTAGCGGAACAAAAGTAATTGATACCGATGAGTATCAAAATATGACTACAAACTTGGTTGACAGGTTTATGAAGTTAAAGGTAACAAATTATTCTACCGGTCAAATAGATTCATCGTTGGCATATCAACAAGTTCGTATTGACCTTTTTAGGGATTATGATTCAATGGACCAAGACCCAATACTTACAGCCGCATTAGATATATACGCTGATGAATGTACTGCAAGAAATGAATTTGGTAGTGTACTTAAAATACACCATGACGACGACAATATAAAACAAATACTTGAAAATCTTTTTTACGATATTCTTAATGTAGAATTTAATCTATGGCCTTGGACAAGAAATCTGGTTAAATATGGTGACCACTTTTTACAATTAGAAATAGCAGAAGGTTTGGGTATTGTAAATGTTTTCCCATACAGTCCGTATGAAATTACTCGTGTTGAAAATTTTGACCCGGCTAATCCACAAAGAGTTAAATTTGTTTATGCGCCATATCAAAACCCATTGGGTGCTTATGGACAAACTACAAAAAAAGAATTTGAAAATTATGAAATATCACATTTTCGTTTAAATTCCGATTCAAACTTCTTACCATATGGTAAATCAATGATTGAAGGTGGACGTCGTGTTTGGAAACAAATAATGTTGATGGAAGATGCTATGATGATTCATAAAATAATGAGAGCACCTGAAAAACGTATCTTCAAAATTGATGTTGGTAATATTCCACCAAATGAAGTGGATAACTACATGCAGAAGATTATAAACAATTCTAAAAAGACTCCATTTGTAGATGAAAGAACCGGCGAATATAATTTAAAATTCAATATTCAAAATATGATTGAAGATTACTATATGCCTGTTCGTGGTAGTGATACTGGAACAAATATAGATACCCTTAAAGGTTTGGAAATGAATATGATTGATGACCTTAACTATCTTAAAAATAAGTTAATGGCTTCTCTTAAAATTCCAAAAGCATATATGGGATATGAAGAAGAAACGGGTGGTAAAGCAACGCTAGCATCTATGGATGTCCGATTTGCAAAAACTATTGAAAGAATACAAAGAGTTTTAATTTCGGAATTGACTAAAATAGCAATCGTACATTTATACGCTCAAGGTATAACCGATGATAGAGTTACTGGATTTTCATTAGAATTAACCATTCCTTCAAAAATATATGAGCAAGAGCAAGTTGAATTATATGCTTCAAAAGTACAACTAATCCAACAAATGCAGCAAACAAAAATGTTCTCAAAGGAGTGGATGTATGAGGCAATTATGAAAATGGCCAAAGATGAGCAAGATGAGCAAACTCTATCTATATTGGAAGATACTAAGCAAGCATTCCGATTAACATCAATAGAAACACAAGGTGTAGACCCTGCCAAAGAAACTGGACAAGAAGAACCAACCAATGTGGAAGAAGAAATTCAAAGAATAAAAACTGAATTAGAAGAAGATGAAAAAATTGGTAGACCTAAGGACCCGGTTAGATATGGTAAAGATGACCATCCAATGGGCCGTGACCCATTAGGAGCAAAAAAATTAAAACAAAAAGAAGGATCAGTTAAATATAAACCACGCAATACGTATCAGGAAATATTTAAAGATATGAATGGTAATAAAAAAAGAATTATTACTTAATCTATATATTTTGTAATTTACTTTTAAAGATATTTATAATAAATTGCAAATTTAATGGCAGGTGTATTACAAATTAAACGTGGAGACACGGGTGCAGGTAGTTTGAACGATGGCGAGTTTTACCTTAACAAAGGAATAAATGCCGTTCAAATTGGTAGTGGATCTTCAATACTTACATTACTTCCCCTAAATCAAACGGTTACCGGCGATATTATTTTAAATGGTAACATTTATGCTAATAACCTAAATATTAGTAGTTCGTATGCCTTATCAAGTTCTTATGCGCAATATGCAGCTACGGCATCATATATAATATCATCATCAACAAGCCAAACATCAATTTCAGCTTCGCATGCATCGACTGCATCGTTTGTATTATCGGCAAATGTATATGGTCCGTGGGGATTTAATTCAATAATAACATCTTCGTATGCTGTCACTGCTTCATACGCACCATTATATTTACAAACAAGCGCAACTCAATCAATGTTAGGAGTATATCTTCTAACAAGTAGTACGGGTTCAATGTTATCCGCATATCTTTTAAATTCGCAAACCGGTTCATTTATAACAAGTAATCAAACCGGAAGTTTTGCAACTACTACGGATTTAAATAATTATGTACCCAATTCACAAACCGCAAGTTTTGTAACAAATAATCAAACAGCAAGCTTCCTAACTAATTCTCAGACTGGTAGTTTTATATTAGTCAATCAGACTGGTTCAATGTTATCGCCATATTTGTTAAATTCACAAACTTCAAGCTTTGTAACAAATACTCAAACCGGAAGTTTTGTAACTAATTCACAAACTGCCTCATTTATATTAACTTCACAAACAAGTTCAATGACGGTAGGAACTGCTTCATATGTGAGTAGTTCAAATGTATATGGGCCGGATGGATTAAATTCCATACTAACAGCATCATATTCGCATACCGCATCACTCGCATACGCAATTGTAGGAGGAGCTAGTGCAGTATCTTCATCATATCCATTTAGTGTAACAGGTAGTACAATATATTCTTATAATGCAAATAGAGTGGGCAATACATTATATAATGTACCAACATCTGAAAATATAATTATAGGTACATCTACTGCCGCTGATGGCATTGTTAGTAACTCAATATTTTTAGGTAAGTTTGCAGGGTATCAGATAACTAGTTCAACAAATG